GGACTGCACAAGAAATTGTTAAACAATTTAGAGAATGTAATATGGGCGAGATAGAACAAACACCGGTGGAATGGTTTGCAGAGCGTTTAACATTAAACGGTTTAGCAGATTATTTGACAGTAGAAGAAGAATCTTTGTACAACAAATTGAAAGAACAAGCCAAAGAAATGGAAAAGCAGCAGCGAGAAAAGTTGGCTTTTGAATATTTTAAAGCAGGACAAGATTCAATGGAAGAAGGAGGTAAATCATTCGAACAATACTATACATAAATCTATGGCAAATAAAGTAATCACCTCCCTCTCCTCCACAGGCAGGGAAAACTATAACGAGGCGATGTTAGGACTTATCCGTTCAATCAATCGCAATGCTCCCGACTATGACACACACCTTCGTAGTGTGGATGGCTATGTGGATGAATACCAGGGTAGAAAAATACTGCAAGGCAAATGGCCGAAATCAAGCAACTACGAATCATGGAGCCATCAAAATATGCCGTATCAGTTTAAGCCAGTAATGGTAGAGGAAGCGTATGAGTTAGGATACCGAAAGATTATTTGGTGCGATAGTACCATTCGAGTAATGAAGAACCCTGACCCATTGTGGCAACTTGCAGCCGAGCATGGTATTGTAGCGTGGAACAATGAAGGGCATCCGTTACACAAGTATATGCCCGACCATCAAATCGCATGGTTAGGGTTAAGGGATTATACACAGGTAGTGCAGATGTATCAGATAATGGCGTGTTGCATAGTGTTCGACTTCGACCACCCTGCGACTAAACCGATATTCGATAAGTGGATTGAAGGAGCCTTCAATAACTGCTTTCATCATAACGAATCAAAGAACCCACACTATGTCAGCAGCCGGCACGATCAATCGCTGCTATCTGCTATCATGAATTTGAATGGTGTAAAGGTGCAGCCGTATGGTGGGTTAGCATACAGGGAATTTATGCCGGTGAATCCATTCTTTATTAATTGGGGGGTAAAAGATTAGACTATGGACTTCACCAAAGAGCAATTCATCAACTTTTGGGGCAGCAATGGCTACTATGAAGAGTTTACCTATGGGATAGGCATAGACAAGGTAATTGAGCGTACTATTGTGCCATTTGGAGGTAATTATAAAAACTGTCTTGAAATAGGATGCGGTGGCGGTGTATTCACAAAAGTACTATCAGAGCAGTTTGGTTATGTTTTTGGTATTGATGTGATACCCGAACATAGAGGAGTAAAATATAATAATGTTATTTATACCGAACTGGATAATCAAGACTACAAATGCACGGGGGTAGATGACAACTCAATCGACTTCGTATTCAGTTACGGGGTATTCTGCCATTTCTCAAATGATGCCATCAAAGAGTATCTGCAATCTATTTACAGAGTGCTGAAGAAGGGCGGTCATTGTGTGATAATGATTAGTAACTTTGACAAACTGAAAGAGCAGTTCCCCGACTTCGATGACTGGGGTAAGTACAAGTTAGGGGATAGAATGTTAATCGGGCATTTTTACCAAGATGACAGAACGGTGGATATTATGAAACATAAATTCAAAATAGTAAGCCGTAACCTAACTCCCGATCACAGGGATATTGTGGTACACTTAAAGAAATAATATGGGCTACACAGGAAAAACAATCGAACTAATAGACCTCATTATTGACAGAGTGCAAACGGTGGTAGATTTAGGAGCGCAGAATGATTACCGCCATCCGACACTACCTGCACCGTACGTTAAAGATACCTACTATGCAAACAAGAACTATGTCGCCATTGACATTAGCGGAGAGAACGGAAGTGAACCGTATGACCTTTCACAACTACATGATTTCGGAGTACAGTATGATCTTTTGGTGGATGCAGGAACCTCCGAACACGTTGGAACAAACGGCAAGCACGACATCAAAGCCATATACAATTGTTGGAAAAATAAACACAACCTTGTTAAAGTCGGGGGATTCATTGTCAGCGAAAACCCAAAGACAGGGAACTGGCCGGGGCATGGATTCAACTACTACACCGAAGCGTTCTATCATATTTTGGCTCAAGTCTGCGGTTATAACCTTATCTCTGTTGGTAGCGTTGCTGCTATGGGGAATTTTGTTGATGGGTGGAATGTTTACGCGGTTCTGCAAAAGAATCAAGAAGAGTTTTGTACGTTAACTGAATTTAAGACCTGTGGTATCCAAACAAATTAGAGCAACGGATGTATTCTTTAAGAACCTTGAAGCATACAAAAGCGATGCCCCTATAATCTGTAACGAGGGCGGCTCACGTAGTAGCAAGAGTTACTCTATAGTGCAACTTCTTATCTCAATCGCAGCCGATAAGAATGCTAAAAACATCCGCATATCGATTGTATCACACTCCCTACCACATATTAAACGTGGTGCATACAGGGACTTCAAAACAATCATGGAGGAATGGCATTTGTGGGATGATAAGAAATTTAGCTACACCGATTTTATCTATCGATTCGATAATGGCAGCTACATCGAACTATTTGGATTAGAAGATGAAGGCAAGGCACGTGGACCCGGTAGGGATATACTATTTGTTAATGAAGCGAACCTAATCCGTAAGGCGTTATTCGACCAACTGGCAATGCGTACAACGGGTAAGATATTCTTAGACTGGAATCCTGCGGACTTCGTGAGTTGGGTGTATGAAGTATCGGATAACCCGATTAACAAACGCATACACTCAACCTATCTTAATAACCTCGGTAACCTTTCGCAGATTCAGATTGATACGATTGAAAGCTACAAACTACTACCGGATGAATTCATGTGGAAAGTTTATGGGCTCGGTCAGCGTGGTGCTGCAAAGGAAATTATCTACACTAAATGGCAGATAACAGATGTACTCCCGGAAGGGGGAGATGTATTCTATGGACTTGACTTTGGATATGTTCACCCACTTGCACTCGTTAAGGTGGTACACTATGAAGGGGCGAACTATGTGCAGGAATTAATCTATAAATCGGGGTTAACACCATCTGAAATAAGCCGGGAGGTGAAAGACCACATATCAGATAGAAAACCCGTGTACTGCGATGCGGCCGAACCAAAATCTATTGAAGAACTTTATCGGGGTGGTATCAATGCACAGGCGGCAAACAAAGAAGTATGGCCGGGAATATTGAAGGTGAAGTCCTACCCATTGTACGTTACATCCGGGAGTAAGAACATCATTCGGGAGTTGCAATCCTACAAGTGGAAGAAGGACAAGAATGATAATGTGATTGATGAACCGGTGAAGGAGAACGATGATGGGTTAGATGCGATGCGCTATGCTATCTTCACCCACTTACATAAGCCGGCATTTCAGGTGGCTGTATGGTAGGCAATTAAATCGTAATTTTGCCAGTAACAAATAAAACATTATGGGTTTATTCGATTTCCTTAAACGCAAGGCAGCACCCGTTAAAACACCTGTTCAAGTATCAATCGAAAGGGGTTTGATAACTTGGGATGGGCAGAATCAGGCAGAAATTGTTAGGGATAGTTATATCGGCAATGACTTGGTATATGCCATTATTACGCTGATTACCCAAAAGGCGAAAGTAGCACCCTGGGGAGTGTATAAGGTGAAGGATAAGGCGAAGGCAAAGCAGTACCAGGCGAAATTAAACTCACCCGTTACCATTGACCTGAAAGAACTGAAGGAGCTGAAAGAACAGGCCTTTGAACTATACGAAGGCGATGCCCGGCTGAATGAGTTGTTGAAATATCCGAATAGTGAAGATTCATGGAGCGACCTTATCGAACAATGGGTAGGGTTTAAGAAGATAACGGGCAATTCCTTCATCTATGCAAAAATGGTGGGCGATGCTTCCGTCAACAAGGGCAAGCCAATGGAGTTGTATGTACTACCTGCGCAGTACATGGCCGTTAAGGTTGACATTGAGCAATTCCCACCAAAGAAGGTTGCCTATCAGTTGTATTATGGGCAGTACATACCATTCAATACGATTGAGATCCTGCATGATAAATACTTCAATCCCGAATGGTCAGCAACTGGTGGGCAGCTGTATGGGTTATCACCTTTACGGGCGGCATCGAAGGTATTGACACGCAGCAATTCAAGTAAGACCGCATCCGTTGCCATGTTCGATAACATGGGGCCGCAGGGGGTACTTTACATGGATGACCTACGCTTCGACCCGTTAAGCGGTGGTCAACAGGCACAGGCATTGAAAACGCAAATATCAATGGCATCCGGCGCCGGCAAGCATGGTAGTGCAGCCGTGAGTGGGTATAAAGTAGGATGGACGCAAATCGGCCTACCTGCCAAAGACCTGCAACTAATCGAATCGGAGAAATGGGATAAAGAAGCACTTTGCTCAATCTATGGTGTACCTCCGGTTCTATTAGGGTCGCAGGATGCCGCCACCTACAACAACATGAGGGAAGCGGAGAAATCGCTTACATTACGGGCCGTACTTCCCGAACTGATTGCCATCCGGGATAACCTTAACCGGAAGATGAAAACTGATTGGGGGTATAAAAACACCGACATATTCGTTGACTTCGACCTAACGGTTTATCAAGAACTCGAAGCGAACAGGGAAGCACAGGCGCAATGGTTGAATACATCATGGTGGTTGACACCGGAGCAGAAATTAAAGGTAATGGGGATAGCACCCGACCCCAATGTGCCGCTTGAAGATTATCAAAAGTTGTATATTCCGCAGGGATTGATGCCAATGGATGATTTCACTAATCTGCCCGATGTACCGCCAACTATACAATAAATACCGGAAGAAGTACAGGGTGCTAATCAAGAAGGAACTTGATAAGCAATGCAAATCTATACTCAATGGCGAACAACCCGATCAAAGCGGACTGAAGCGTATTATAAGCCAACTGCATCAAGGTGCCGGAATGACAATGGCTAAATACAACTATGATAAGATTAGGCGAAAATCAGGTATCAAGGATAACTTGACACCACAACAAAGATGGGCGATAGTGATTAAGTTATTTTTAGATCAGGGATTGACAATGCTGACCGATGGCATCACATCTACTACAAAGGAAACTATTCGCAAAGTATTGATTAAAGGGATGCAGGAGGGATGGAGCATAACGCAAATGATGACCGAATTAGAAAAGTCAGGTATCAATGCGTACCGTGCAGAACTCATTGCCCGTACTGAAACTACAAGGGCCGCAAATCAGGGAGCGTTGTTAGGTGCAGTATCAACAGGTCTGCAAACTGAAAAGGAATGGATAGCGATTACCGATGATCGCACTCGTAGAATCCCCCGTGATAAGTTCGACCATTTGCACATGGATGGAAAGCGTGTGGCAGTAGATGAACCTTTCACCGTACCCGGCATGGGTAGTGTAGAACAGATGGAATATCCAGGCGATAGTCGGGCAAGTGCAGGGAACGTGTGTAATTGCAGATGCACCGTTGGATTTGAAGTTGTAAGGGATGAAAACGATATGCCCGTATCTATACAAGGCAATCTAAAGGGGCCTGCCGGCACCCTGTGGAGTTTATGGAATAATAGTTTATTTTTGCAATTACAAATGTTATTGAATGAAGCAATATAGCGTTAAGGATATAATGAATGGTGTTGAAGATGTTGACAAAGAAAGCCGTAAGGTGAAAGCCGTATGGGCAAGAATGAGCAATGTTGACCTTGACAATGACATTATCAGTCCTGCTGCATTTACTCGCACAATTACTGCAAGAGGGCCGCAAGGTAAAAACCTTATTTGGTCATTGGTTGACCATAAAACTTCGATGAAGTATGCTTTGGGTAAACCTAAAGAATTATACGTTGAAGGCGATGCGCTTATAGCCGTTACCGAAGTTATTGAAACTGAAATGGGTGAGGATATGCTGAAACTTTACGAAGCAGGTCTTATCAATCAGCACTCAATCGGATTTAGTACTATCAAATCGGAGATGGATAATTCGACCGGCATACGCACCATTACAGAACTTATGCTATATGAAGGTAGTGCCGTATTATGGGCGGCAAACCCTGAAACTCCGACAATATCCATCTACAAGGGAATGGAGCCGGAAGTAGTGAAGGAAACGCTAAACGGAAGATTGGAAAAGTTACTCAAAGCGTTTAAGCATGGCACATTTACAGATGACACTTTCTCCCTATTGGAGATTGAAATAAAACAGATACAAACTGCAATATCAGAACTCACCACTCAACCCGTTGCCGCAGCAACACTTGACCCGGAAGATAATAGCGCAG